TAGAGGCTTATGTCCAATAGTAGAGAGCCTGTCCAGATCGTCGAAATTGATATGGACTATTGCTCCCTAACTTATGGGACTAGCCCTTGTGATGCTGTTCTTGGAACGACAGGTAGTAAGAAGTGCTTCAATACTTTTGCTACTTGTCAGTCTAAGGCAAACTACACTGGTAACTCTCTCGACTTGACCAAGACAATTAACCTAAAGACACTTCGGTTTGCTGCGCCTAGGGTTAACTTCCCTAAAGGTGTTGGTATCTACTTCCCAGTCCTGCAAAGTGTATCTGCTATTTCTTCTACTGTGAACATTGCAGGTTCTGATGAAAGTCTTAGTGCGTTTGGTCGTAGGGCTACGATCACTGTGTCTTTGAAGGATTTCCCTTACAATGATCGTTTGACTGATAAGTATCAAGCTGAACGTGTAAGTGGTGCTGCTCAAACCCCTGCCACAGGATATAACCCTGAATCCTTTGGAACCTTCTTCACTAAACTTCGTAATCGTTCGCCTTACTATGTTGGTCGTAATCTTCGTATCATTGATGGCTATATTGATGATGGCACTCTGACTAATACTCGTACTCGTAACTTTATCATCACCAACATGGTTGGTCCTGACAATGACGGTAATGTATCCTTTGAGGGTAAAGACGTTCTAGCCCTTGCAGATGACACTAAGGCAGTTGCTCCTAAGCCTTCTCGTGGCACTCTTACAGTTGATATGCTTATCACAGATACCACTTTTACCTTATCTTCGGCAGGTGTTGGTTCAGAGTATGCCGCAAGTGGTACTGCTGTTATTGGTTCAGAGATTGTAACCTTTACCCGTTCTGGGGATGTGGTAACACTTACAGGTCGTGGTCAGAAGGGTACAATTACTGCTGCACACAAAGCTGGAGACAGTTTCCAACAAGCCTTGTCTTACAGTGCTGCTCGTATTGATACTGTGATCTATGACCTTCTTGTCAACTTTGCTGGTATTAACCCAGCTTACATTGATACTGTTGCATGGGAAACTGAAGTAACTGATTGGCTACTTTCTGTTAGTCTTGATACAGTTATCACTGCCCCAACTGGTGTTAGCACTCTTGTGGGTGAACTTGCAGTTCTTGGTGTTAGTATCTGGTGGGATTCTGTCAACAACAAGATTGGTCTTAAAGCAAACCGACCTTTGTTTAATGATACCTCTTATGCTATTTCCGATAGGAATAACATTAAAGAGATTCAACAACAAGACCTTGATCAATACCGTTTGACTGAAGTTCACTTCTATTCTGTTCAAGCTGACCCAACCAAAGGTGTCACATCTAAAGAGAACTACAATAGGCTCAATGTAACTATTGATAGTGACGCTGAGAGTAAAAGTGCTTATGGTGATGTTCGTATCAGAGAAATCTTCTGTCGGTGGCTTAACCTTGGTTCAGATTCTATTGTGGGACTTCTTTCTGCTAGACTACTGAACCGTTTTAACACTGCACCAAAGACATACCATATCACTCTTGATGCTAAAGACAGGGTAATCGGTCTTGCAGACGTTCTGACAGTTTCTAGTAGGGTCATCACAGATGATATTGGAAACCCAGTAGAAACTACTCTCCAAGTCATCAAGTTGATGGAGACTCAATATGGACATGAAGTAGAAGTCACTGCTCAAG